GCTATAAAATAAAACGGAGTGTCTCTATTCGATATTTCAAAGCCTAATTTAAAAATAACATAATCTCCATTAACAGCAGGATAGGCTTCGCTTCTTATACGTAACCCACTGCCTAATCTTGATACATTATCTAACAAATACTTAACTTTTACACCTTGTTCTGTAAGTTCTGGAATACCTATCATTCCTGTGGATGAATCGAGAATCTTTATAGAACCCGAAATTGTTGTATTAACATTTTTTACAACCAGAACATTATTATCAATGAATGCATTAATGTTTGCTAAAGTTCCTAAAACTCCAACTTGGTCTAAAGCAGAACCAGAAAAATTATAGTTCGTGACGTTTTTGTCAGTCGCTGAAAAATTTAATATCGTGTTAGTATCTTGTGCAATACCTCTGGATATATCCGCAAGTGTGGCTACTCCAGGATGATTCCTAGCTACGACTGAACCTTTAATAAAATTGCCCGTTAAGCATTTTAAAGTAATAGTTACATCGGGAGGTTGCGATACCACTGTGCTAATTACATTTCCGCTATAAATTAGAGTTGTACCATAGGATTCCCGACCTGCGAAAAGCCTAACAATTTTAGGCGTTCTATTGGGGGTGAAAGGGCTAGTTTCAGTCAAGATAAAATCTTGAGTTACCTTATCCAAATTGGTTAAAGTAATCACAGCTTCATTTTGGAGTGCGTTCGCATACCGAGTGCCGGTGGCTTTGATGTAAATCTTATCATAGGTTTTTATTACCCCATTGACTTCAATGGAGACAGAAAGCAACCTAGGATCAAGCGCATTCGTCATGGTGTAGCCCTAAGCCCATTTAATTCAACTTGAGTTAAAAAGTACATAAACTGCGTAATACCGAATTCCGTATAAATTGGATAAGCCCCGTTTTCGGTAGTCATAAAGAAATTACCATTTTCTAAATATTTGTAAGGAATAATTAGAGAATTTGGTAGTAATCGAGCGCCTAAAAGTATCGTAGTGTTATCCCTAACGATATCCATGGCCATGACATTTTTAGCTAAATAGATAGCTAAATCGTATTGGCTACCCTCAAGTACGATAGAAAATGTTTGATTAACCACTGCTGATAAAGGAATTAAAATCATTTTATCCCCGATACATTCAATAAATACGACCTGTCTGGAGTAGTAGGAGGCGTTAAAGGTTGCTGATTACCTCGGTTTACCGTACTCGCTTGACTTGGGTTTTTATTAGCAAATTGATTCGTTGTGGTAGCAAATTGCGCTTCTTGAAGCTTTAAGCTAACTGCCAACGCATCATACATCTCAGGAGTTTCTTCATGCGGCATTGCTGCTATTAATAAATTTGGGTATACGCCCGATTTAGTTTGCACAATTAGCAGCGTGGCATTTAGATAGAATTGTTTTATTTGGTTGTAGGCATCTTGGTAATCGGCAAATTGAAGAACAAGAGATAATTCAATTTCAATAGGCAATATTATTCTGTGGTCAACAATGGTCGCACCTGTTTCTAATGGATGCTCCATGACCTTCGCTTCTTCTTTAACAATAGCTTTTATAGGTCTAGCTCTAGGAAATACCTGATTAAAGTCTTGGTCAAAAACCGCAACTTGGTCATAGGCTTTTGTAGGCAATAACACATCTAATGGATTCACAGGCATTATATTAATACTCCATTAGCTAAATTATTTTGAGTTTGCCTGAATTGATTTTGTAACTCAACATTTAAGCCATAAGCTATTTCACGTGGATTTGTGGCTTGAGTCTCTATTTTAATCTCACCGATACTAATATTACTTTCTCTTACATTGCGGCTTGTGTTATTAAAAATACTATTAGATGTTTGAGAAGATATCGGATTATTAGATGCAGTTAATAATTCTTTTTGTCCAGTTAATAGCGATAAGTATAGATTTTTTCCTACACCCGTAAACCCTAATTTCTCTTGGATAGGGGTAACAACCTTTTCATCAAGATACTTAAAAGCATCAACTAACGCCGATACCCATTTCAAAAGAACGCCCATGTCATGCTTAAACCGATTTAAACTATCGCTCATTTCATTAAAAGAATTTACCGCAATTACTTTTAACTCAGGAAATCTTTCCATTAAACGGCCAATTAAAGAATCGCCGCCTCGTAAGAAAGTTTGCACATCGTCCCACGCCAAGCCTACGGCAACCGCAAAAGCTGTGACCGCTGCAGCCGCCGCAATAGCTCCGGCATTCAATATGATAAATGGCGCTGCCGCCAATGCCGCTGCTGCGCCTAAGACGAGTAAAGCGCCTTTAATAAATCCTGAATGCTTGCGCAATGAAATACTGACATCCTGAATGCCGTGAAGTACTTTGCTTAATGTGGGTAAGACCGCTAGAGCAACTTGATAGAAAAGTGATCTAAAACCGTGGCCAGTGTCTTCAAGTTCATTTTTAAATTTGCCGAAAATTTCCGAATCGCGTTTAGTAACCACGCCTAATTCACGTTGACGGTTTATAATGGCATCTAGCTCACGGCGTCCTTGCTGGAGCAATAGAATCGTGGGGGTATCAAGACCTATAAGCTTTCCGTACTTCAAGGCTTGAAAGCGGCTTAATCGTTGGAATTGGTCGGAAAGTTTGGGTAAAACTTCCAGTGCAATTTTTGGTGTAGTTCCTAAATGTTTTGCTAAAGATTCAAGAGATGATTCAAATCCTTTAAGTGTCCCGCCTGTCTTTGTAACCGCGCCACCCCAAAGACTCAAGGCTTCGGCATTTACACCCAAAGCTTCAGAGGCAGCATTCAGTTCAAACGCATATCGGAATGAATGCCCAATACCATTAATAAGTGCATATAGAGAAAACCATCGGCGTCCAACGCGGCCAAGCGAACTCTCAACGCCTGTTAATTGCGTATTAAGGCGCTTTAAGCTTTTTTCAGCTTCTGCCGAATCACTCTTAAACAGAATATAAAAGGTATCTAAGACAGCCACGTTATTTCCTCTCTGCTTTCTTTGCCGCATGCCTAGCAGCAAGATACTCATTATGCCGAGTTACCGCAATAACTTCCCACATTAAAAACGCATCTTCAAGAGTATAGACGGTTTTTAGTTCGTGGAGCGTGGCTTTTCCTTCTGCGACAATCGCTCCAATGAATCCGTCAATATTTTTGAAATCCACACTGGGAGCTTCTGGGCTAAATCTTCCAATAAAGTCGAGACTAGCCCTTTCCGAAAAAAAGAGCAGTTATACTCCAACACTGCCGCTTCTAATTTCATTAAGGTTTCCCAATCGCCAGTACGGGCGTTAACGAGTGCCATTGAAGTTAAGGGGATTACCACATCGTTCGCCCTAACCGAAACATATTTCATTAAACGCAACATTATCTCTTCATTAGCATCGTAATCGCCAACTTTCGGCATTGCAGTCGTGGGATAATTACAAATAATCCTACGTCCTTCAACGGCATCGAATTTATGGATTACAAAATGTTTTCCGTTAATTTCAATATCTTTCGGTTCAAGCATTATTAGACCCCTGTCTTATTTTGGAAACTGAAATTATAGGTTTTGCTCTTAAGGCGTCCTGCGCTGGAAATAGCATCGCCTGGCATACCATCCGTAATAACTCCTTCACTAAAGGTTATAAACCTAAAGCTAGGATAGACCACGTTAATTGTAATAATGTCTCGTGCGCCCTGTTTCCCTTTGCCCACACGGTTTGCTTCTAGCAAAATACCGAGATTGATATCTTCTGGACTCAAAGGAACAACACTAATGCTGAGTTTGATGGGATTGGGTTTCGCCCACGCTAACTGCTCACCATTTAGCGCCATCGATGTTTCAGCAATATTTAAAGGCGGGAGATCAAAAGGATCTGCGTCATCCGCAAACTCTGTTAGTGGGAATCCCGCGCCTCGAAAAGTATTTGATGCAATTACTGTAACGACTGCTCCAAACCCTGAAATAATTTTAGTCATGACCAAAACTCCTTTTTTAGATCAATATTTGTTGGCCGGTGATCTTGTTGATCGTATCATCTTTACTATAGATTAAAGTATAGACGGCCTTGAATTCGGTAAGACTGGTAATATTGTTAAAGAAGGACACGATTTGACAATTTACCCAATAACCGGAATTTTGTACTTGATACCATGCCTTATCGTCTCCTGCCGTGGATGTGATAAAGGCTATCTGTGTATCCGTTAGAGTCTTGTTAGCGCTAATGGTTCCATTGTTTAATGCTTCATCAATTACAGATTGTAATGACGATAACACTAAGCTTTGACCTGTGGCATTTGCTGGTACTCGGCCTTGAACTAATAGTAACTGCATTAATGCAGCGCCCATTGCGTCTTTCAACCATACTTCATTCGCATATACGTTCATTGCGATAGGCGCATCCACACCGCCCATTAGGTTTCCGCGTTGGAAGAAAGATATAAACTGACCAGCAGTCTGTGTTTGACCATAGTAGTTTACACGCAGGCCATCATAAAAATCGGCGGTTGCATCATCTTTTACAGATGCTTCCTGACCAGGGAATATTTGGAACATATAGTTCTGGACGCTATTTATGGCGTCATAATTTGTAGCGGCAAATATTTGCATAGGGTCTTGCTCTACGTAATTTAATGGCGCAGGAGAAGGCGATAGCATTACGCCAGTACCCCTAAATCCTATTAAAGCCGCATTATAACTAGTTGCTTCACTCATACTTGTGACAGCTACTAGGTATATGTAAGTAACATTTTGGCCAGCATTCCATGTGGCAACTTCTATTACTTGAGGTAATGTGGTCGTATTCATGAATAGGAAGGAACCGAAGTTATTTGACGCTACGGCAGAAGCCATCACAGCCTCAACTGGAGTTTGTGCATTTGCACCATCAGAAATAACGAGGCTAGTTCCTTCATACCATCCCAAAATATTATCTGCTCCTGGGCCCGCGATTGGTGTACCACCAACGCCCGCTTGTACAGAGATTGTTGCAGGGCCGGTTGCACCGCCTACAAATTGGAAGGAACCACGAACTGCATCATAAGTTACAGTTGCGCTTGCCCATACAGGGTCAACGTCAGCTGCATTAATGGCAGCTTGTAATATAGTTTTCACGCTAGGAGCGCCGCCGCCCAAAGAGGTTGCAGTTGAAAAATCGATACTGAAAGTATGTGGAGTTCCCGCAATGGTTAATCCGAAAGTACCTGCAGTAATAGCTTGAAACACTGCTAACGAGGAGGCTTGAATGCTGTTCCTATTACCGAAAATTTCGGGTGCTTGAGGTGCATCAACCCATCGAGCGAAATCTAATGTTTGCGCTAGAGTGCCGTTTTTGCTAATCCAGCTAAAATATTGTGAAGCGCGGTTGTATTCTTCACCTGCGCCAAAATATGCAAGTACATCCGCTGCATTAGAAAAAGTTATAAATGAGTTACTAGGAATCAAATGATTTGTGTCAAAGATTCGTCCCGTTAGACTTCTTCGGGCTACTACCGCTCCTGCACCGACACTCGATACGATATCGACATACCGTGTTAATGATATTGCCATAAATTCTCTCCATGAATTTTAAACTCTAAAAATATCGACTTCGATTTCTTTGCATTCGTTCCCTTGAGTAACATATTCTCGATAATGTGTTAACACGAAATCGAAATTCGGGGATGCTTCAAAATTATCTTTGTCGTCTACAAAATATCCATTTGATACATCTGTAACTCTTAAAAT